GAGGCAAGGCAGGGGTCTATTTCTGAATTACTCAAACAAGCTACTGAAAGAGTGGTAGAACCAGACGCCATTATAGGTATATTTGGTGAAATCTGTGGGCAGGGTGTGCAAAAAGGAGTGTCCATTTCAGCACTACCAAAGATGTTTGTTATTTTTGCTGTGAAAGTTACACCAAAAGAAGGTGCTTCTTACTATATTGATTCGTCAGGATTATCTGATCCAGACAATCTAATCTATAATATCAATGATTTTCAGACTTTTGAAGTAGATGTTGATTTTGAGTATCCAAGTATAGCACAAAATAAATTTGTGGAATTAGTTGGTGAGGTTGAAAGAGAATGTCCTGTTGGAAAAGCTTTGGGAGTTACAGAAGGTAATACAGTAGGTGAAGGAATAGTATGGACTGCTTATTTTGATGGAGTTAGACACATATTAAAAACGAAAGGAAACGCACATTCCGCAACAAAAACCAAAACTATCGCACCTGTAGATATTGAAAAACTCAATTCAATACAAGAGTTTATTGAATACGCTGTTACTGAGAATAGAATGATGCAAGCAGTGTCAGAGGTATTTATGGATGAAGAACCAACAATACAAAAAATGGGAGATTTTTTACGGTGGGTTGTAAGAGATATTGCTAAAGAAGAACTTGATACTTTGGAAGAAAATGGACTGATCATCAAGGATGTTGGAAGATACATATCAAATAAAGCAAGGCCATGGTTTCAGCAGTTATTGAATAAAAGAGCAGGATTGTAAAGGAGGATAGTATGGGAGCGTGGGAGATATTTGGAATTGGTGTTTTTGTAGGGATATTTGTCGGGATATGGATAGCATACATTTTAGGTATGGTTGGTAATAGAAAGAAAGGCGGAGGAGAAAAATGACAGAGATAGGTAAAATAACATTCAACGCAAATCCAAAACCAACATCACTGATACCAGAAAGCTGGAATAAACCGAAAACTAAAGAAGCATTAGAATATGATAGAGACTTGGCAGAAACTGAAATGGAAAAAGAAGAAGATGAATTAGCTAAAGAAATTATTAAGAACACTAAAATTCCAGATGCCTTAGACAAACAAGTGGGGGGAAGCCATTATAAACAATACATAATACAGCCATATGAATTCTTTATTAAAAACCAAATACCACACCATAAAGCAGCAATCATAAGGAGGATATTACGATACGATCACCCAACAGGAAAAGGGCTGGAAGATTTACAAAAAATAAAACATGAGATTGAGTTGATTATTCAATTAGAGAACTGGAAGGAAGCTGAAAATGACACACATACTGAGGAGAAAGCATGTTAGTGCTTCAATAGAGAAAAGAATCCTCACGTCTATGATTGTATCAACACAATTCAACCAGGAGATTATTCATCTACTAAACCTTGATTATTTTACTAACTCATTTATAAAAAAAGTAGCTGGGTGGTGCGCTGATTTTTTCATTGATTATGATGTCGCACCATTTAACCATATACAAGATATATTCAATGAGAAGAAAGCAGTTTTGTTAGATGAGGATGCTGAATTAATACAGAATATCCTCACTGATATATCTAAAAAATATGAGTTGGATCAAGGGCTGAATGTTGCCTATAGTGTAGATCAAACATTGAGGTTTTTTAAAAAACGTGAACTGGAAATAACAAGTAGTAACATAAAAATATTATTAGATAAAGATAATGTAGATGGTGCTGAAGAACAAATAAATCAATTTACAAAGATCGCCAGGGTAGCATCTGGATGGATTGATCCATTTGATGACGAATATGTTGATGAAGTATTTACTCATAAAGAGAGAATGTTTAACTTCTCTGGTGAATTTGGTAGGTTTATTGGTGGTTTTGAAAGAGGATGGCTCGTAGCTGTTGTTGCACCTTTCAAAAGAGGAAAGACATGGAATATACAGGAAATTGCAGTTGCGGCCATACAACAGAGATTAAAAGTAGCGTCTTTTTCATTAGAGATGGGTAGAATTGAATCAAATGACCGTTTTTATAAACGTGTATTAGGAGCTGGTGACATAGATGGTGGTGGTGCAATATATCCTTGTTTTGATTGTGTACATAACCAAAATGGTTCTTGTACAAAACCAGAGCGTATAAACAAACTAACACTTATAGTGGGTTCCATAAAACCTAATTATTCCCCAAACAATGCATATCGTCCTTGTACTGTTTGTAGGTTTACTGATCCAAAAGACTATTCAGTAGCGTGGTGGTATGAACTGCTTGATCGCCCTGCATATAATAGTAATACAGTTAAGACACATATACAGACAATGCAAAAAGTGATGCCTGATTTATATAGATTCAAACAATATCCAAAGTTTTCTGCTAATACTAGTGATATAAGAAGAGATCTTGATATATTGGAACGAACGGATGATTTTGTACCTGATGTTATACTAGTTGATCAAGCAAACGGACTTAAACCAGAAGATGGTGCAAGTTCTGATGGTGTTCAACAACCAGATGCTACTTGGAAAAGTCTTGCTCGTTTAGCTGGGGAGCGACATGCATTAGTAGTAAGCCCATCGCAAGTAACTCGTGCTGCTTTAGATCGAAAAAGTGTAAAACAAAGTGATGTTGCACAATGGATTGGATTGCTTGGGCATGTTGACTGCGCTTATTCTTTAAATCAGACTTCAATAGAAAAAAAAGAGGGTGTAATGAGGTATAATATGATGATACATAGACACGATGATTTTAATGAAAATGCTGCGTGTGTTGTATTACAAAAAATAGGTTTTGGACAGGTATATTTGGACGCACATATTTTATAAATATATTTTACTTGACACCATAAAGGAAATTTGTTATGATTATGGCAACTGAAGTTGTGAAGAATCCAAATAACGAACCCAAGAGTTCCAACATCGTGAGGTGTTGGATAGCTTTCACAGCTACAGTTGCTCTTGGGTTTCTTTTTGGAGGGTTAAAAAATGAACATCAAACAAATAGAAGTGGTGTCCCAACGTATATGTAGAGTATGTAATGAAGAGAAACCCCTGACAAAGAAATATTTTGGTCCAACAAGCGACCATACATTTTTATGGAAATGTAGAGTGTGTGTTGCAAAATCAGCAAAGGAATATAATAAAACACGTAAAAAAATAGTAGTAACAGAGCAAAATAGGAACCCACCTATAAACACTATAATTAAGTACAAAATTTGTACAAAGTGTGGTAAATCAAAAGAAGTAACTACAGAAAATTTTAGGTGGATACCACAACGGCAAAAATTTAGAGCTTGCTGTAAAAAATGTGATGTTTTGTATACAAAACAATATGCTAAAAAACATAGTGAAAAAAGAAAGAAATATATGACTGTCTACTATAACAATCATAGAAATGAACTCAATGCAAAAAAGCGTGAGTATCGCAGAAAGAATCCCGACAAAGAAATAGTATATTGGAACTCAGCAGCGAAATTTAAGACGTATGGGCACAGGTTAACTATTGATGAAGACCCAATAAAAGATAATGAAGGACTTCTTTTAGCAAAATGTACCTATTGTGGTAGGTATTTCTATCCTACAAATCGCCAGCTACTACATAGAGTAAATAGTCTTAACACAAATATATTTGGTGAGCGTAGATTATATTGTTCTGATGGATGTAAAGATGCATGTCCTACTTATAACAAGAGTGAATGGCCTAGAGGATATAAAAAAGCAAGTTCAAGAGAAGTATCACCGTTAATAAGACAAATGTGCCTTGAAAGAGATGAGTATACCTGCCAGAAATGTGAGAAAACAATAAATGAAATTGAATTACACGCACATCATATTGAAGGTGTGGTACAACAACCTATGTTAGCTAATGATGTAGAAAATACAATTACACTCTGTAAACCATGTCACAAATGGGTTCACACACAAAAAAACTGTAGATATATCGATTTACGATGTACGTAACCCTATGAAATAACTAAGCAACTCATTTTTTTTATGAAAAAGTGCATTTTTTCTGTAGGAATTCAGAAAAATGTGCTATACTGTAAGTAACAGTCGAGGAGAGAAAAGCACCAGGAAGGTAGTTGTTACCTCCTATGTAAATATGAGGGATGGGATGTATGAGCGTGTTTTTATTTTAACTCTCCTTGCACATCCCTCATATCGTTCTTTGAAAAAATACTAAAGGGTTTGTAGGTTGTTACAGTAATTGCATGGGTTCGAATCCCATTTTTGGCTCCAAAAGTCGCCAAAATTGCCGAGTGGATAAGGCACTTGACTATAAATCAAGCATTATAAACGACACAACCTCCGTCTTTCCTTTAGTTATATAATGATAATAATCGTGAAGCTGTGAAGTGATTACAGGTTAGCTCAGTTGGTAGA